TTAAGAAGTTTCCGTATGTGCGATAACGACGCTCGGTGTCATCCCACACGAGGAACTGGTCACCGATTACTCTTCCAATATAGTTTGGAGATGCTGGGTTAAGGTTAACAGAGCTAAATCTCTCAAGAACGATTGGGGCGTTATCATTGTCTCTAAGATCACGCACTTCAACGGAGAAAGAGCCATAAGGATCAAGTTCGCTTGTAGAAGCCTTAACTTCTGTAATGGAGATTTTAACTCTTTTTTGTTGATCATCGCCGGAGTCAAGTGTGTGGAACTTGAATAATTTTGTCATGCTATTGGCATCGAAACCAGCAAAAGCAGACTGAAGGTCTTGGGAAATAATCCAAGGTGTCTGTGCTGCTCTGAAACCAAAGCGGAAATTAGCTGCGCTGTTGGAGCCACTATCCAAGCCAAGGATAACAGCATGAGATGCTCCTGTAATTTTGTCAGCAACTTCTCTCTCGTAACTTGGTCCAAGCCAGTAAGTCTCTTTTTGTGCTGTTCTAGTAATCGCACTATTAATAAGTGTTGGATTTGTGTTGAACACTTTGCGAAGGTACTTAGAACTTGAGCGCGTAAAATCAAAAGCTGTTTCCTTAACAAGCTCTCCATCCTTATCCTTAATAAGAACCTTGTATTCAACTGTAGCTGCTCCAGCAACTCCAGAAGAGTTTAAGTCCTTGAACAAAACAGCAGAGCCAGTCGCAATTGTAGTGCCTGCTCGAACTGTACCGGAAAGCTCAATTGAGCCCTCATCAAGATACCACTTAGCAGCGAGGACACCAGTAACAGGTGTGACAGCGGAGGCAGATGGGAAAATGAAAAGTCCATACGCACCGCCGTTAACTGCGGGATCTAAATCATTAGATCCAGAAACCTGCCAGCCTGCTTCACCAGCACCACCATCGGCAACCTGATCGCTTTGACCGCCGAGGAGACGAACGACAGTTAAGGCATTGCTGTTACGCAGATAAGCTTGTGCAGCATATGCGGCATAAGTAGGTGCGGTGTAATTACCTTCACGCCAGACATCACCGCCTGTGCCGCCTGGAATGGGGTTACCAAAGATCTCTACGAACTCTGAAAATGAACGAACTTTAACAGGACGCATGCCTGGTCCTCGTTCTGTTCGACCAACGACCACAGGACCGACCTCATCTGGGGTGGTGGGTAGTTGGGAGTTGTCAATTTCATTGATGAAAATACCGGGTGAAATAAACTTAAAAGATTTAACTGACATTATGAAGTGTCTCCTTGTCGCTCTTCAAAAATCTTGAGAATAAAATATTCTGATTATCGTTAATAAATAGTTAATAAATTGACGAAAGTCCTAAATATAACTTTATGAACGATAAAAAGGAATATTGCCGCTGACTTGCATATGTTCAGGTATATCACCCAAGATGACATGCTCTCTTGGAATCTTAACCTCAACGGCATTTTCTCTGCGTACAATCTTCGGACGCTCTTCATTTTTGTCGGCTCCGATGATGTATCCAATAACTCTAAAATTAATTTGAGTTTCGTATCCTCGGGCATCTTCAAGCAGCGCGGAAGCGTTATTGTTTAGTGCGTAATCTGAATCAATGAACACTTCAAAGCGATGATTATCTTTCTCAATAACAAAATAATTTACAGCACCTGTCTTGGTCATAAACGGTGTAATCATTTCATTAATTTGTTGTTGATATTCTGACATTACAGTTAGAGTATATGTAACCTCCAAATAAACTGGGATTGGAACAGTGATTGTTTCATAAACCACTTTTTCATTCTTTCTTGGAAAATTGTTTTGATTGGATCCGATTCCATCCAACACCAGTCTTTTTGAATCAGCATTTGCGAAATTTGCTGTTTTATCTTGTTTAATTGTTCTTGCGACAGTCATCGAACCACCTTTGTTATCAGGCAGGTTCATTGCTGCTGCATAATATGCTCCACGTTGAGCAAGATCTTTTGTAATACCTGTGCGCTCAATTGACATTATGGGGTAGATCAGCCAGCCATTAACATCGCGGAGTTCTCTATTGTGTTTGATTTGAAATGCCCTTTCGGCTCCTGCCCAAATAAAAGGAACCTTTTTAAAGCCCTTGTTTGTGGAACAAAATATATCAAGCTCTTCATCAATATAATCAAAAAGCGCACGATCAATTGTTTCAATTGTTGAAGGTTGAAAATCAAGCTCTTTTAACGGAGCGAGATCTGTTCCTCTTGTCAGGCTAAAATCATCTGGGTAATCAGGTGGCATCAAATAGTCCCTCTCTTGAATAGTATGCTGTGGCTACAATTTCAAATGTGTGGTCAATCTGCCCAAACAATTGTCTTGCCCATTGAGTGCTGACGATTTCGTAGTAGTAATCGCCATATAAAACAAAGTCGCCTTCGCGAACATAAAGATCTTGGTCTTCAATCAATCTTCTCTTGTGGAAGTAAATTGTGATCGTGTTTTGTTTGTCCATGCCAGCGGGCGTGTCTGCTTTTGTCTCTGTGCTTTGATAATCTACAAGTGCATAAACACGAACTGGTGGTAAAAATGTTTTCTCTATTGCTTCGCCGTAAAGATTGTTATATTGGGTGATTGAATCGTCAATCGGATAATAAACAATTTGCTGTCCTATAACGCGCTCAATAAGCTCGTCATTAACTTGCTTAACAAGGTTACGCTCTTTTTCACCAAGGAACAGCGGGGGTGGTGGCTGATCTGGTTGCTTCCATTTATCGTCTGCCATTTAGCCCCCTTATCCTACGAAAACGCCTGCTGGAATCTTTTGGTTAAGATTGCTAACGTTATCACTAATTTCTGAATCCTTAGCTGTTAAAGCTTGGTAGGTCAATTGATCCAATACGTCTTTTAATTCCTCACGAAGTGTTGACTGTTCCTCTCGCGCCTCACTAATCAAAGCTGGACCATTAAGCGTCACTGATTCTCCGGGGATCGGCACAGTGGCAAACTTGGAACGAATTTGACCAAGTGTCTCCTTTGATAGCGCGAGTGCAAATCGACGAATCCATTGTTTTCCAATTGAGTTGATGTTTATATATGGAATATTTGCAAATGGAACTGTGTTCATGTTATTGATACCATCAATTCCAGCAGATCCAGATCCCGATGTAGACCAAGCATCTTCAACAATTCTAAAATCAAAGTGATAGTAGTTGGGTGTAACATCGCCAGGATTGACTGGTTGAGGATAAATTCTCAGATTATTATTATCCAATTCGTAAGAATAGTGTGAGTTTCTTGTATAAATTGCGTCCTCAAATTCCATTGCTTGCGCTTTATTTTGCCAAACTGGAACCAACTGGAAGGTTGAATCGTCTGCATATTGACCATAGTTAGCCAAGTTTCCAACTGTGTTTAGCCCTCCATAATATCCATAGAATCTCCACATAGCGTGTGGTGATTTATAATATACTCTTGTTACAATAACCCTATTGCTACCCACAAGACCGCTATACGGTACAGGGTCACCAGTGGCTTCATCAAGATTATTATTAGATGCACTCAAAACAATTCTTCCCAAATTGTAATCCTGCTGTTTGTTTACCGCTTTAAATGAAGCAGAATAAATGGTTGTTGTACCACCCAATCCAACTTGTGTCGAATAGCCATCTCCATATTTTTGATTTAATGCAAGAGTAACTTTTGGGTATTTTAAGGCGACATGGGTTCCATTCAGACTTGACGAGAGAGTGCCAGCTTTAAGTTCACCATCTTGGTCAAATGTTCCCGTGGTCATACCAAGAATATCTGAAAGTACGTTTTTAGATTGATGCATGTTGACAATGTAAGAATACTCTAACACTGCTTCTTCATAGGCGGCGTAAACGCTTCCAGTAGTTAATTCAATATCTAAAACATCGCCACCAAGTTTTTGATATGTGTAGTTAATCTGGTCTGCTGCACCTGATAAAAAATCTGTTGATGCATCATAAACACCAATTGGTGTTTGTAAGCTTACATCAGAAGGTGTTCCAGTGCGCGGTAGAGTAACAGCACTTACTTCGCTGCTTGGGCTTAAAGTCGGTATCGCCATTAATTATAAGTCTCCTCTCATTAAATAGTTTATGTCATAAAGAAAACCCCCGCCAATTGCTTGACGAGGGAATTCTTTTATTCTACGAGTTGATTAATCGTATCAAACGAGATCAACAACGATGACGAGTCCGT